TTTCGCGGTAGCAACCATCTGGCTGCTATTTTTCCATGTCGTAATGCAGGGCTTCACGGCAATGCAGGGCGGGCAAACGTCCTTTGGCGCGGGCGCACCGGGACAGGTGCTGGCACCATCCGCGTCCAATACGGGCGTATTCTCTGGCCCTGGCTCGCTTGGCGACAGCATGGGCGGTGCATTGACGCGTGGCAATACGACAGACGGCTTCTTTTGGGGAGGCGGTCTAGCAGTCGGCGACGGAACTTGGACGGATGGTGGCGAGGCACGCTACCCACAAGATGGATGGTCCGCGAATTGAACGGCAGCACGGAAACGATCTGACAAGGTTTCCCGCTCTCTAGAGCAACCGCCCGCGATAGATCGCAATAGGGCATTTGGAGTAAGACACGTGGCAGCACAGCAGACAATAACCCCACAGCAGGCAGCGGAAGCCGCAGCCAAGGCGAATACCGCCGCTCGAAATGCCGTCCTGGCAAACGCCATCGAAGCGTTGCAGCTTGTGGCAAATGCCTCCGGTTTGAACCCGGCAACGCAGAACGTGGCAAACATCGCGCCGCGAAATGTCGGCCTCATTCGTGGCTTCTATGTTCACGTCGCCACGGTGTTCACCACGGGCATTACCACCACGCTCAACCGGACCACGATGGGTCCGGCCAACTTGCTACAGTTGGTCACTTTCAATGACCTGTCCAATCAGCAGCGTATCAACAGCCAGGGCTGGTATCTGCCGTATTTGGACACACAGCGCCGCCGCAACCAAAGTTTCAGCGCCGAACTCGCGACCGGCGTCCCAGGGTCCGCAGCTTCCGGCGTTGATACGCCGCTGGGATTTTCGGCCAACTTTACCAGCAACCTTGCATTGGCGGCGACAAACACTCCGATCATGTCCTGCCCGGCTTCAATTGCGCCTAGCACGTCAAACGCGACCGTGGATATGTGGTATTACGTCCCCATTTCCTACACGGACCGCGATTTACGCGGCGCGATTTACGCCGGCGTTGTCAACAGCGTGATGACGCTGCAAATTACTTTCAACGCCGCGAATTTCCAGGTGGCTTCGACGGCGGACCCGACGCTCGCCGTATTCCAGAGTTCGGGCGCGGTCAATGCGATCACGGCGCAAACTTGGTCTTACGAAATCTGGCAGGATTTCCTGGACCAGTTGCCATTTTCAAATCAAGGGCCGATCCTCCCCTTCCAGGATTTGAGTTGGTCATATTTGATCAACACAACCTTTTTCACTGCAATGCAGGTCGGCCAGGACTATCCCATCCCGTTCCCCAACTTCCGAAACGTCCAGTCGCTTACGCTCGCCTACGACAATTCGGGCGTGATGAATGGCGGCAGCGACATTAACTACCTCGCGTTGCAGTCGGCGAACTATACCAACATCTTCAAAATCTCGCCGGCAATGTCGGCGATCAACACCCGAAACATTCTGCATACCGACATGCCAAAAGGCATGTATTACTTCGATTTCCGGCGCAAGCCGCTGTCAACGGTGCAGTATGGCAACCTGAACCTGATCGTCAATCCATCCAACGTGACCGTCACACTGCCGCCGCAGTTCCTGGTCGGTTTCGAAACGCTGGCGATGCAGAACCAGGTGGTGGGCGCGGGCTCGATTGCCGGCGGCTGATAACAGCGGGCGGGTTTAGTCCCGCCCGTTTCCATCCTGCGAAATGAAAGGGCGCGTGTAATGAACCTTTGGAATGATATCACAGACTGGCTACACGCGCCGTTTCAAACGCCGCTGAACACCGGCAATTGGGTTTTGCTGATTGTTCTGTCAGCAACGATTGCATACGCTTGGTCGCGCGTGCTTGAGCACGTGCTAGAGGAGTAATCCAAATGTCCATCAAGGAAATCGTCATTCTTGTTGCAGTGCTCGCGCTTGGCTACTGGCTTGGCAAGTCCGGTATGCTGGCCAGCCTAGTTCCGGGCGGGTAATGCCGCAGGGCGAAATCATCGGCCTAGCGTTGGTCGCCGCGTTCCTGTTGTTCATAACAGCACGCGGCGAACTCACGACATACATCAGGCTTCTAGTGTGATGGTGGTAGGCGTTCTCATTCTTGGCGTGCTGCTAATTTCGGCAGGCTTGAAGGGCACAGAGCATGAACTCGGCCAGCAAATCGCGGGCGACATGCTTGGCACGGATGGCTTTATAGGCTGGATTGCAGCAATCGCTGTGATAGGCGGGCTTGGCTATATTCCGGCCCTTGAAACGCCGTCCCGTTACATGTTGGCCCTGTTGTTTGTCGTGATTGTCCTACGCAACGGCGGAGTGTTTCAGCAGGCGCAAGCGGCCATCCAAAATGCAGCTTACCAAGGGCCGGCGCACTCGGTGCAGACCGCGCAGACAACGCTGGACACGAGTGCGGGCGGGAGTGGCGGCGGGAGTTCGGGCGGGAGTTCCGGCAGCGGCGGTGGCGCACTTGGTTCCATCGCTTCGATTGCCGGCCTAGCATTGGCATTCCTTTGATGGACAAGTTTGGCGAGAACGTCATGGGCATTATCACTGCGATTATAGCGGTCGCAGTGATTGCTCTCGTGCTTTCAAACGGAGCAAATACTGTCAATGTTATTACGTCATTTTTCTCCGGCTTGTCTGGCTTGCTTGGCACTGCAATATCTCCCGTTACTGGCGGGACGTTTGCTAACGCTGGTCTAACCGGCAATCAGAATAACTTTGCTGGCTTTTCGGGTTTCAGTTCCAACGCCAGCGGCGCAAGCGGCGCTGGCTCGCTTGGCATTGCCACGCCCGGCTTTGCTTTGAACCTTGGCGGACTAGGTAGCGTATTCAACGGCGCATCTAGTTTGCTTGGCGGGAGCGGCGGTGGCGGTGGTTTGCTTGGCGGCATCGGAAGCGATGTGATTGATAGTGGAGCGTTCCTGGCATGACGGATCAGGAAATGGCGTTGCTCTACCTTGGCGCGGTCGCCATCGTGCTTTGTGTGCTGGTCATTCGATTGGCGCGCGCCTATGAAGCGTTGTATATGGAATGGTCTCTTGCGGAGATTGAAAACTCCGCATTGTTCGCAGAACTCCAACGGAAGGAAGATACAGATGGCCGAAGCTGCACAGCATGACTTTTGGGGGACGCTCTCCGCCGTGGCCCTGGCCATCGTGGGAGTGGCCATGCTCGCCCTGATTGTCAGTAACAACGCCAATACGTCGAACGTGATCGGTGCGACCGGAGCGGCGTTCTCCAACGCGCTTGGCGTTGCCCTCTCGCCCGTGACGGGCGGGACAGGCACGGGCGCGGCCTTCCCGATAGCGTGATGGTTTGCGTGACGTGCGCGGTGCTGTGCCCTACTCCGGATGTATGCAGGACCAAGGGGTGCGCACTGGCGCGGCCAAAGCCGAAGGATAACAAGTGATGTTCCGCCGCAAGCAACCTTTCTTTCAATTCGTCCGCGCCACGCAAATGCCCACACCGGGCGCGATGGAATACGGATTTGAAAGCGAAATGCTTGCGTGGCGTCCTGCTATCGGGCCAGCGATGGGCCAGCGTCAACAGTTCCGAACCACTACCCAATTCCCAACTGGCCAGAGTTTGCAAGCTGTGGCCATGAATTGGGTAACAGGGCTTGGCGGCGTTGCTCATGGGCAGAGTGTCCTACAACCGCTGTCAAATCCGTATGAGGGCTCGTGATGGCCGAAGGCGTATTTGAAGATACCGTCGAAGCTGCGGAACATCATCCATTCTGGATATTCGGTGGCGTCGCCGCGCTTGTCGTGCTTATCCTGTTGCTCAAGGGAAAGTCTGCCAGTTCCGCTGGTCAGAATTTCACCTTTAGCTATGGACCTAGCGATGCGGCGATTGAAAGCGGAAACGCTCTCACAGCAGCGCAACAGGCAGACAACGCCGCACTGTCAATTGCCAATACGCAAAGCGCCGCGCAAGTAACGGAAGCCGGCGATCTGTTCTCCTATCTTACGGGCGCGAATAACAACGCGACCTCAGTAGCGCAGGGCCAGACTGCGGCCAGTGTCACGCTTGGCGGTTTGTCTGCTGGCGTTACCAATGCACAGACCGCAGCGGCGCTTGCTTTGGGCGAGAATACCAACGCGACCGGCTTGGCGGAAACGCAAAGCAACAACTCGGCCAAGGTCCAACTTGGCGCACAACAGGTGCAGACTGCGGCCAGTGCGAACTCTACGAAGATAACGCTGGCGTCGATTGCCGATCAGTTGATTTCCGCGTTCTTTATCATGGGGGACAACGGAAACCAAACTCCCGCCGTCAACGCGCAAGTGCCGCAGCTTATTTCGTCGGTCGCAAACGGGGGCGTATTCGCATGACGGTAGAAAGCGATCTGGCCGGAACTGCGGAGGCTACCGTTAAGATACCAGCCAACACCATGAAGCTGCTACGGCAGTCTTACGATACGCGCGAGAAGATACTGGACTGGTGGCTCGCCCTGTTTGTCGTGGCGGCACTGGCTTACACATTCCGGTCG